ACGACAAAGGCGAAGAGACTGTTAAAATAGTTAATGTTGAGGTTATATAATGGACAAAAAACAGTTTGAAAGAAGTAATTTTAATGATTACGAGTTAAGTGTTATTTTAAAAAAGATAAAATCTAAGACAAAGAAAAATAAATAGCAATCAAAACGATAGTCTGAGGTTATCACGACTGTACTAGGGGTACATTATGAAAACGGTAATGGTAAAAATTTTACGTAAAGGAATAAGAAAAAAAATTACAAGATTATTAATTCACCTAGCAAATAAATGCGGATCGATACACTTTGTTGATGTTAGCGATGCAAAATTTGCTAAAAACGGCTTAACGTCAAAATTTCCAAAGGTAGCACAAATCGAGATTGGCGGGCTCGATACAATTGCTTTAGTAGACAGTAAAGGCAATATCATTGATGGACAAAAAGATTTAACCTTGCACGCTCCACTTAATGATATTTGCACGGCAACAGTTACATTCGTTATCGGTGGAATTCATACCGATAATTAAACAAAACGATAGTCTGAGACTATCACAACGTACTAGGGGTACATTATGGACTTAAGTAAAATTGAAGGGTTATCAGAAGATCAGCAAGCGGCAATCATGGCGCAGTTCAATACTGGTATCGAGGGTTTAAAAAACAAGAATAGCGAGCTTATCAATGAAAAAAAGAACGTACAGCAAGCCAACGAAGAAAAAGAGCAAGCACTCGAGGACGCCAGAAAAGCAGCGTTAAACGCAGAAGAACAACGTTTAAAACTAGCAGGTGACATGGACGGTTTAAAAACCCACTTTGAGCAACAGTTAGCAGAGCAGACAGCCAAAGCAAATGAGGCAGCAGAAAAGGCACAGACAGCGCTATTGTCAAGAGATAAGCAAAGTGTCTTAGGTAAAGCATTAGCGCTTATACATGATGATTTTAAGGCGGTAAGTACCCCTATGTTGTCATCTATGATAGATATTAGTTATAATGACAAGGGTGAGGCGGTTACATCGTTTAAAAACAATGGCGAGGTAATAGCAACGGACGTGTCAACATTTCAAAGCTGGGCTGAGAAACAAGATACATTCAAGAATATATTAAACGGTGTTAACTCAAGCGGTGCAGGAGCAACGCAAACAGGTTCAGCTAGTGGCAAGCCTTTAACGTTAACTGAAAAAGCAATCATGCTTAATCAAAATCCAAACGCAAAATTTTAATTTTAATTTAAAGGTGAACTAAAATGGCAGAAGTAAGAATTTCAGATATTTATAATCCGTTAGTATTTAGCGGTGCAGAGCAAGAAGCGCAAGTTGAAAAAAACGCGTTTTTAATGTCAGGTGTTATGGTCGAAGATCCTCGACTGACGGCTATGGCTAGTGTAGGTGGTACAATTGGAGAATTACCTTTCTTCAAGCCACTAGGCACAGAAGAACCAAATTATTCCAATGACGTAACAGGTGATAGTTCAACAGCTAGCAAGATCACAAAAGGCTTAATGAAGTACCGACTAGCTAGTCAAAACAAATCATGGTCAAGCATGGACTTAGCTGGCGATTTAGCACTTCAAGATCCAGTTGGTGCAATTACTGGTCGTGTTGGCGCGTACTGGGCTACTGCTAACGAAAAACGCTTGATTCAATCGGCAGTTGGTATCTTAGCTGATAACGTTGCTAATGATAGCGGTGATATGTTGTTTAGTGTTGCTACTGATGGTTCAGGTGCTATCGGTGCGGGTGAATTAGTGTCAAATGATGCTATTTTAGATGCACAACAAACAGCGGGCGATCATCAAGATGGTTTTGGTGCTATTGCTATGCACTCAGTAGTTTATAACCGTTTACGTAAACAGCAGTTAATTACGTTTATTCGTGATGCTGACAATAACACGTTATTCCAAACTTACGGCAATTTACGCGTTGTAGTTGATGACTCTTTACCAGCGGTAGCGGGTTCAAACCGCGTCACATATACTACCGTATTATTTGGTAATGGTGCTATCGTATCTGGCTCTGGTCGTGTAGCTGTACCGAGCGAATTAGATCGTGATCCTGAAAAAGGTAACGGCGGTGGTCAGTCAACGCTTTATTCTCGCAGAGCTGATATTATTCACCCGTTAGGCTTTGCCTTTACTAGCTCAAGTGTTAGCGGTCAATCTGCTACATTAGCAGAGCTAGCAACAGCGGCCAACTGGGATCGCGTATGGGAGCGTAAAAACGTGCCATTGGCATTTTTACAGACTAACGGGTAATTAAACCGTTAAGCGTATATAAGGGGGCTTAGTGCCTCCTTTTTTTTAAATTTAAGAGGTAAATATCATGGCTAAAAAAGAATTAACGAAACTTGAGCAAAACGAAAAGACATGGGCAGAGATTAGCAAACTTGAACAAAAAATTGCTGATCTAAAAGAAACGCTTCACCCTGCCGAGCTACAAAAGCAAGCGACATTAGCAGAATGTAACGCATTAGCAGCAAAGGCAAAGGTTCAATCTGTACGTGTAGATCCTGCAAAATTAGCAGAAGAAGCACCAAAGGCTAAATAATGACATATAGCAGCGCATCACCGCATGATAGGCTGTTAAATAGCGAGCTAGAGCGCATTGTTCTAGCTCTTGGTGGCACTATCTACAGCCATGACAAAGTGGCACTTTTACAAGCATGGCTTGACCGTTTAAATATAATGAGAGGGTATTAAAATGCCGAGTGTTAACAGTTTGCTTCAACAGATACTAGACGCTACAGCAGCTAGTTTAGAAACTCCAACAGGTTATAAGGGCGCGTATTCTGTTGCAAGCACACCAAATCAACTAGATAGCTTAACACCAACAGTTGGCGATACATACAGACTTGATGAAGAAGGTGTTTATGATCTAGGTTTTGGAAGTACGAGTTTTCAAACAGGTGATTTTGTCGTCTGGAATGGCACAGAATGGGATTATTTCGCGTTAAACAACGCGACAATTGGAGACATAGAAAGCAGTGCCTTAGCTGAATATGACATAACAGTTGATTCCGAATATCGAGGTTCATTTTCTTCCGGCTCTAGTTTAAGGCCTTTTACATCATTAGCAACTGCAATCTCATCAGCGAGTGACGGCTCAAGCATATTAGTAAAAGGTGATCATTTAATTACAGATGAACTTGTTTTACCAAGCGATAAAAGCCTTAGCTTTTACGGTCAAAGCGGCACAACTATAGGCTATACAGCATATGACACTAGAAACGGGAATGTTTTTTATGGCGACGCGCTGAACAACACAAAAACTTATAAATTTACAGGCTTAACATTACAGAATGCTGGTGGTTACGGCATACACACCAAAAACACTAAAAAAGTTGACGTTGTTGACTGTGTTTTACAGTTTAATGGTTGGGACGGTACGCAGTTAAACACTGTATTACCAAGTGGCACAAGTGGCGCGCTTGGTTATGATTCAACGCAAGCAGACTTGCAAGCATTTTACGCAGGCGATCATGCCAGCAATGGTGGCGCTGTGCGTCTTGAGAATTGCACTATAGTTAACGCAATAAATAACGATGTTAGCAAAAATTTGCGCGGCATGCGCTTTGAAGATTGCGGTGTAAATGGTTACGGCTTTGTTACACGAAACGTTTGCACTCAAAACATTGAGTCAGGTATTTATTTAGCTTCAAGCACTTACAACGCAACTAACGGCTGTGAAAACTTCACGGTGTTTAATAATGCTAGTAAGTACAATGCTAACAATGGCGCTTTAGTTATCGGCGGTATTAATAACGTTGTCGGTTTGAATGTTATCGAGGGCAACTGGAACGCTGGCGTTATGGGTTGGCATGTAAGTAATACGCGCTTTAGAAATACAGATCTAACAAACAACAACAGATCATCGCTAAACGGCATAGGTAACACAGGTGACGCGCACGCATCAGTAACCATTGGCGGCAATACAGCACGAGCAGACCGCAACTATATAGCCGACATTTTAAGTGTAGAGGTTTATAACACTGGTTTAGGCTCTAACACTAGCCGCATTGGTTTGCAGATATTACAAGACGTTGAACAGATAACAGATGATTATGATAAAACATTAATCAATATTGATAACAGCGGCTTTGTTGATCAAGATTATGCTATTGATGCTTTGTGTGATGCTGACATTGTTAAAGTTACACTAGGTGACAATCGTTATATCGGAACAGTCGAAAAAAATATATCTATACCAAACGGTCATTATTATGAGTTGCCGTATAGTAACCACATAACAAATTTAAAAGAGTGCGACATATCTATAGAGGGTGACTCAGTAATATTGAAAGAGGGTGTGGGCGGCATAAGATTAAATCCCTATACTATTTACGATTTACGCGCAGATCTAAACGGCTCAAGCATTAAGGTAGTATTGAGAGATAGCGAAAAAATACAATTCAACCTTGATGTATCGGGTGTTAGTATTAATGGATCTTTGCTAACAGGTACAAACCAAGAAAAAGTAAACGAAATAAACGCATTGCTACAACATAGCGGTAGCTCATCAGGTCAAGCGCCAGTAATAACATCGAGTTTAGCTGTTACTTTGCAAGAAGGCACTACTTTAAACTATGAGTTAACGGCGGATTTTGCTGTTGCTTACGAGTGGGATCTATCGAATGTATCAGGCATCACAACGATTGACGGTAACATTAGAAAATTAATCGGCGGATCTAGCTTAGCTGTTGGTACTTATAACATACCAGTAAAGGCAATCAATTATGATGATGTTGATAGTGAGACATTAGTTTTAACTGTAAGCGCACCACCTTTTAGTAACACAAAATCTATAAACTTTGCAAATTCTGATTATTTAGGTGCAAACGCTTCATTACTTGATTCAACGCTAGGCAGGAACGGAAACGGCAGCGGCTCAAGTGACGCTTGGACTTTATCATTTTGGTTTAAGCCAAGTACGGACACAAGCGGTCAAACTGTTTTTTATTATGGTGATAATGATGTTACAAATTCAGGGCATATAAATATACGCTTTATAGGTGGTTCAGATAGTTTAAGATTGCAATACGGTAGTAATAACAACTATTTGCGCTTTCAAACATCAAGTAACAGCGTAACACCTAACCAGTGGCATCATGTTTTAATTAGCTATAATGGCGGCACAACAGGCGCTTCAAGTGGTAGCTTATCAGCATATTACAGCAGATTTAAAATGTTTATTGATGGCGCGAATATAATAAATGCTGGTACGTGGTCACATAATAATTTTGGTTATTCTGGTGGTATAGATCCAGATAATTTACGGGTTGGTAGATATGCTAGCGGTAATTATATGAAAGGCTGTCGAGTTGATGAACTAGCAACTTGGAGCAGTGATCAAAGCAGTAATATCTCAGATATATATAATAGCGGTGTTGTTAAAAATCTTGATTCATTAACGTCTAAGCCTAATCATTGGTGGCGAATGGGCGATGGTGATAACTACCCAAATATTCAAGACAACGGAACAGCAGCCAATTGTACTTTTGTAATGTATAATATGACAAGTGCAGACATTGTTAGCGATACACCATAAGTTATAGCTACCAATCAGGCGGCTAACCACCGCCTTTTTTTTCATGTATAATTAAGCCAGAGGTGAATTAATGACACAATTAATAATTGAAGATGGGTCAGTTGTTGCTGATGCTAACAGTTATGTAACTGATGCTGAATATGTAAGTTATGCTAGTTTGCGTGGTAAAACTATGCCTAGCACAGCAGCCGAGCGCGAAGCACAGCTTGTAATGGCTTATGACTATTTGACGTTTACATATGAATCACGCTTACAGGGCGAACGAACGAAAGCAGATCAAACTGGTTTTATGCCTAGACGATATATGTACGCTTTCAACGAATCAGTTTTAGACAATGTTATACCAAGCCAGTTTAAAAAGGCTC